GGGAGTACGCCCCCAGGTTTCAATTTAGTAAACACCTCCTGCAAATACCGTTTGATCACTTCTATAGGCCGGAAGTTAAAATAATTGTAAGCCAAACAAAGTCCGATCTGTGCATCGGGCATGCGTTTTAGTATGGGATCATCGGAATGCTCGTTGATCAGATACTTTCGAAGCCTGCGTTGGTATACCTCGTTGAAATTAGTTAGGACCGGTTCTAGCAGCACAAGATCCTGGTCCAAGATATACAAAGGATCCAGACTCACTAGATCTTGTATCCAGGATTCGCGCCCGGGACGTATGATCATGCCGGGTTGCCGCCAATCGTTATAACTACGCAGACGTGCTTGTAGGATATCCTGTGTCTCTGGCCGCAATGTCATGCGTCGATCCAATATATATTCTGGATTTTCATGGACCATTTCTTCTGAGTATAACCGATAACTCTCTTGGAACCAGTATTTTTCTTCGTGATCTATCTGTGCCTGTACGCTGCGTCTCAGGTTATCCAATATATTTTGATAGTTCAAGAAAGCCGACTGTATGGTCTGATTGTGTGCGGTAAACTGTTGTGTATGATCACCTGTGCCTGCTACATGTTCAATTATGGCCAGGTCTTGACTGGCACGATCCCATGCTGTGATCGCGCTCAAACGAGATAGATCATTACGATATGCTACCAGTTCACTGAGCTTCATGCTACCTCAAACAAGTTTTGGAATGTGTTGGCTGTGTTGGTGGCGCTGACCAGATCCCAATCCAACACACCCAGCAAGTTGTCTACCTTGCCATCTACCACAGTGGCTTCCATCTCTGCGTCATCAAACGGCAATTCCTTGAACCACTGGGGCAGGTGCTGCTCATCAGTGGGATAGCCAATGCTGGTCCAACCCAGGGGATTGGGTTTAAGCTTGCACACAATGGTCTTCATGCCATCTACTACGGCCATGCTATAGTTGTCTGAGTTCATGCGTCGCAAGGTATTCCAATTCAGCGCGGCTCGCACATGACCGGGCATGTTGGCTTTGCCCTCGCGTTCTTCTTTGGCGCCGTACATGGTCAAGTTGTTCACACGCTTGGGTGAACCTTTCTCCCAACCTGGGCGTTCGGTGAACTTGTACTTGAATTCACGGATCTTTTCTACGATGCTGTCTCGTCCAGCACCATTGAGCACATCGTCTAAGATTTCGCTCAAGAACTCCTGGATGACCTTGGGTGTATCGCTGCGCTTGAGATCCAGGCCCATGACCTTGACCTTGCCTGGCTTGCCATTCACATCCTGCCGCTTGTTCTCTTTGTCAAAGTACAACAAAGCATAACGCTTCTTGGTAATGAACAAGCCCTTGGATGCTACAATCTCTCGACCACCGCGGATCACTGATCCCAGTTCTCTAGGGCAATGGAACGCTTGCTCCATGAACCCTGGAAAGCTGTCATTGACCTGATCTGCGATGCTGTTGTACAAAGCGATGCAGGTTTCTTTGCTCCACTCCATGCGTCCTTCACTGATTTCCTGGCGTACGGCTGGCCATGCAGTAAAGTAGCAGGAGTCTGTGTCACCATAGATTATGGCATCACCTGTGTGATCATACTTGCCAGTCACGCACTCATTCACATACGCATCCATGTGTTTAGCAATAGCACGACCTGTTAATGTAGTTGACTGACCGATACGCTTATCAAAGAAACGACAGCCTGGATTAAGAATGGCACCATACAAACTGTTCAAGTTAATTTTCTTGACCAGTTGACGCTTGTCCCAGTATTCTTCTTGGACCTTGTCGCCTTCATTGATAGCTTCTCGTAGTTTGGCCTGCATGTCTTTACGTTCAGCATACCAACGCTTGAGCAAGCCGGGAATCACTGCTTCTTTCTCATAAGTGAATATGGTGCCATTGGCAGTGATTACCCAGGGTCGGTTGCTGTCAAAGATCATGGGCCAGATATCAGCGGCGCTATGCACAGTCTCTTCGCCGTTGCTCCAGTCTATGGTGACTTCTGTACCGCGTTCGCGTTCCATAACAGCGGTGTATTCCACTGATCCAAACAGTCCTTCCCAAGCTGCCGCGAAACTCTGACCTCGGGCCATGTTTTCGCGGATCAGCCTGTCGGTCATTGTGGGTCGGAGTTGACCAACGATTGTTTCTGGGCCCATGTTGCAGGCACGGATCGCAGAAGGATACAAACTGTTGATGTCGATTGATCCGACCCATTCGTGTATGCCTTTTTTGGGATAAGCAACATAGGCACCTGCGGCTTGCGTGTCTTCATCTGTGAGTCTCTCTTTCCGGTTAGGTACTACCATACCACGTTCGTGGGCTTCATTGATGATGGCTTGCTCTGTGACCGCTACTGCACCCATTGTGGTTTGCAGCAACACGGTGTTTTCATGTGCCAGGGTGTTGGCTAGATCCAGGAATCGTAGTTTGGTATCAAACTTGGCGATCAGCATGGTATCTTGGCGGTTGTATTCGATAAAGGTCCGGAAGTTCTGATTGTACAGTTGATCCAAGGTGCCTTCGAACGCTGTCTTGCGTTCATCCAGTTCATACTCACCAATGGCATCCAGACTGTAGCTGTGGCGTTCTTCATAGGTGTATTTGCGATACAGTTGCATATAGTCCATATGCACCCTGCCCACTAAGTCATAGGTTTCTTGTTCAGCGCCAAATCGTTCAAACATGCGCTTCTTGGGATACTGTCCCCACAGACACATCCTGCGTGTGTCATCCTTGCTGAGCACACGGGTAATACGGTTAATAGTATAAGGGATATCAAAGCCTTCACTGTTCCAACCACTGAGTGCATCGGCATCCTCGATCAAGTCCAGGAATGTGTTCAAGAGATCCGCTTCAGTATCAAAAATCAAACAGTTCTCAAACTCAGCAGCGATCTCTGTGGCCGTTTCTCGGCTCATGTGTTTGGGTGGAATCACCAATGTGACCATCTGCTGCAACCAGTCCATGTAGACGGATATGGCAGTGATGGGGTTGAATGGATCTTCGGGCTTGCTGAAACCTCGCACAGGATCAAAGTCCACCTCAATATCAAAAAAAGCTGTGTTTAATTTTGGAGCGTCTTGTCCCTTGTAGTTCTCTTCCAAGCAGCGGAAGATGGGATTGATATCGCTTTCGTACAGTTGTTTGCCGCCGTGCATGCGCACTTCTTTGCGGAACTCTTTGTTGTTGCGTGTGCTGAATCTGCTGACAGGCGTGTCAAAGATGCTGCGGAATTTGCCTCTGGGATCATCGTAGTAGAAGATGTAGTTGGCTGGATATTCCCGATACTGCCTCTGGCCATCTCGTCGTTCTACCACATGGATACGATCATGCTCGCGATCAAACAATGCATCTATATACAAATCTATTCTCCTTGTGGCTTATGGTCCACTTACCGTTCTACATGCCCGTGACGTGGGCGATTCGTTGATACTTATCTTAGTCAACAAACTCTACTTTTTTAAACCTATGCAGTTTACCCAGCAAAGATTGGGGATCTTTGATATACCCGATAGGAAACTCCAATGGTAATGATTCCACTGTCCTGCCATGTGATGCTGCCCAGCGTGTGAATTGATCTGAGAGGTAAATCTGTTTCTTAGTGCTGTCCAGTTCAATCTCAAAGCCACCAAACGATCCAAGCCTACCAGTGCAGTCCTCTGCATTAGGGTCATCATTGTCATAGAAACTCTGGAGTACACATTTGCCCAAGATCGATCGATCCAACGTGACCATTGGTGATTCCATTGCAAAGTAATCATTGAAATTGTGCGCTTGATCGTTGGCCGTGAATTCCAGCCATGGGTCTAAATCAGTAGTGGACTTCTTCAACGTGTTGAACAACACAAACGACAAGGGATGCTGTTCCTGGATGAATGTTTTATTTTCATGTGGCTCAGTGAAATCTTCCAATCGGTGTACCGATTGATTTATGCGATCCACTAAATCCAACCACTGCTGGAAAGTGATATCCTGTGACGGCTTGAACTGCGGATCAAAAGGATTTGGTTTGTTTGCATCGGGCCACAGTTCGTGATACCATAACACATTGTAAGTGAAGAATCTGTGCAATCGATTCAATGTTTGTTGTTGACGATCAAACTTATCTGGGATTGACCACGGCATCCGATAACCAAGATTTTGCAATTCCAGCGCCGCTGATTTCAGGTGAGCCCAATGTTGATCAATAGTGCTATTGGGCTGTTTGGTCCAATCCAACGATTGGATCAGCGACGGACTGTAGTAATTTTTGTCAGCAGTGAGTTTCTTAAAATGTTTGAACCATTTGGCCACAGCATCATTCTGTAGTAGAACGATTTCCGCAAACGAATCATCCAGGAACTCTATGTGTAGTTTCACGTGATATTACAGGGTCTTACCTACTGTGGTCAGGATCTGTTCCAACAGTTCGTGGTCTTGTTGTTCTTTGCCAAATTCAGACTTGTGTGCGATGCGGATGGCTTTTTTCAACATGTTGGGTTTGATCTCCATCTCCTCAGCAATGGCTTTGATGGTGTCGCTCAAGCCACCGTTGAGTGTTTCGATCTCATGCATGACCTGCATGCCTTCGTTGATGATCTGGGTAAGTTTGGCTTTTTGTTCTGAGGTAAAAACACGGCTGGTCATAATAAAACTCCTTGGAAAAATGCTATTATACAGCATATCTACAAGGAGTCAATGATCAGTTGTTCGTTTTGATTTAATCGGGACGTTTACCCAGATCCTTTTGGGTGATAGGACCGTTGACCACCCAAGCCGCACAGGTTCGGGTACCAGCGCATTTGAAGTGCAAGAAATTGCAGTAGCCAAGGTCGCTGAGATTTATGGTAGCAGCAGCATCGATATTTTTTTCATCGCCCTTGATACCAGATTCGATACACTGCCGCATGGTATCCGATGCATCAAAAGCAGCACAGTTACCACACAGCATGGTCTTCACGGTCTTTTCGGTGATTTTCCATCTACGGGCTGCACCCTTCCAATAATCTCCAGGTTCCTTGGGATTGGCAGGACCGTAGTGATATTGATCTATGGCCTTTTGGCGATTGGCTAAATTAAGGTCAATGTCATGTGTGGCCCTGGGACAACCACGGTTGGCAGCTTCTACTAGGTTGATGAGATTTCTCATGACTGTTTGGGTTTCACTGGTATGTTGCGAGTGCGACCAGTTTCAGGGTCGCGCACAGTGACCATGGTACCTGCTTTGGCTCGTTGTCCAATCCTGCGCACCATAGCATCCCATTCACCTTGTGTGGGTTGTGGATTGGTCATTGTTTTTTTGGAATCTTGTTCGGCAAAACTTTTCAAATCAGATGATGCTCGTAATTTACTCAAGGCTTTTTCTTCAATTTGTCGTACACGTGACTTAGATACTCCTAACCTCTTTCCTATTTCGTCGAGAGATACCCCGTGCCACATATGGAGTTTGATAATCTGTTGTTCTATTTTAGGCAGCGATGCTATGGCGTTGGCAGCAACACGTTTTAATCCTTCTTTATCAAAATCTTGTTCATAAGACTGGTCGTGTTCTGGACCAAAACGAATAGCATTGTGCGCTGGATCTTCGGGATCCAATGTTGGCATTTTGTTAGCAGTGCCTCGATATGTTGTTCCGTCTGGGTTATACCTAGCGATCTGTTGATTTGGATGTGCTTCCGCTACACCTTGATTGATAGCATCAACATTTCCAAACTTGCGATACATTGCTATTAAATGTTTGTACATTTCATCATATTCAGGCGTACCTTTTTCGTAACCGTATTGTGCTAACTCTTTTTCAATATGACGGATCAATGGCATTTCTGCTTTCAATAATTCTGTGGCACCTTCTGCTATACCTCGACCAAATTGCTTTAAGTCAGACAGTTTTACATTCAGTGTTCGGCCACCGCCAGATATACGAGCAAAATTATTTTTAGGACTGATTTCTAATACTTCAACTTTTTCTCCAAAATATTTTACAATATCACCCATTTGTATACGCTTCATAGTTGCGCCACCGATATCGGCTTCCGCCACAGCTGGCTTCTTGGTTTTGTTTGCTTGAGATACTTTTTGTTCTTTGCGTGTTAGCTTGTATCCTGTTTGTTGGGGGTAATCAACTTTGTGTAGTTCATACCCCAATCCAGTGGCATATTTTTGAACCAATCTATCGTATAGTTTTGCTCTACTGCCAGTGGGATCTTCTTCTTTGACTGCTGTGAAAAACAAGCGATCAGGTTTTTGCTTTTTTATGAATCGGCCGATAGCAGCTAATACAGTTGCAAATACTCGTTGAGCATCACCTTGTCCTGTGACTGATTGGCTATTACCTCTATAGAATTCAACACCCCAATCATTTTCTGACCGATCAGCCAGATTAAACATCACGTGGAGATTAGTACCGTCATCTAGTTTTGCTAATGCGTCAACATCACCGAAATCTCCTTTTTCCCATGACATTGGGTAAGGTTGATCAAATGATTCCGCCACACCTTGTTCGTGTAGTGGCTTATTAGGATCTCTAACCTGAGGAAAGTCCCACATGTTGGTTTTTGAAAATAGTTCCCTGGCTTCTTTCCTTGTCATGCCGTACATTTTTTCGAATTGACGATCAGATATTTCTGGATCTTCGAGGTCCATGTCTAGCTCGGCCATTTTGCCTTCCGCCACACCTTGCTCTTTAATCTTGTCACCGGGAACATTACCCTTCATTCGGATAACACTTTTAGCACCGTGGCCGGCCGCAATCTTTCTAGCCTCATTATCATTCATGGCACTAAATCGTTTTACTTGTCCGTTTTTGAACATCATTTCATATCGTTGCTTCTTGCCGTTGCCTTGTAGAGCAGGGTCGTATAACGGACCTGACCAATCATTAGAGCCTTCCGCCACACCTTTCTCTTTCACAGTGAAATAAACTTGTCTAATATGATTTTGCTTTTGCCATTTCTTGGCCTGCATCAACGCACCTTCTGGTGTCTTGGCACGAAACTCTAATTCAAGATCATCTTCGCCCATAGATGCGATAACTATATATTCTTTTTCTTTCAAGCCTTCCGCCACACCTTGCTTGCCTTGACCCACCAACGGTAAACTCACGTTGAATTTCAATGACAATGCGGTTCTAAACTTATCATACAATGATTGACTTCGGAAAGTAAAGGTGTTGAACACTGATAAATCGCGCATGATCTTTGATGGATATGTTTTTTCGCCATTGGGTGAGTTGAATACTAACCCATCATGCCCGTGACCTACAAATTTCATGATGGCCGGTGCGTCTGGTTGCATTATTTTATTACCTACAAGAGATAACGGCACCACAATGTATGTTTTGTCTTTTACTGGGGTAGATGACATCTTGAACAATGATATGAAATAATCTCGTTTGTCATGATCTAGAGATTCAGTCAGATTTCCCTTGGTCATGTACTCTTCAAAGATAATGATTTTATCTTCTACGCTCAGCCCTTCATCCAAGGCCGACCATGACATACCTTCCGCCACACCTTCGGTTTTTTTGCCCCAGTTCTTGGCGCCTTTCTTGCGGCATTGCACCAAGGCTCCTGAC